CTTGTCTATATAATTGTGAAAAAGGATAAAGAAATTTATTTATTTCCAAGTTCAGAAGGTGAAGCTTTAGCGATTGGTGTAACTCGGGAAGAATGGGAGCAAAAAGCGATAGCGAAAGATTGGAACACAATACGAATAATCTTGTCTAAAAAAGAAAAAAATAATATATAGTAAGAATAGCAAGTAATTATCGCAGGGCGTTAAGCCGTGGGTCTACAGAGACAGGTAGTTATTTGCCTAGGATCAGTAAGACTTATGAGACACAGAATTCTGAGACGGCTCAATACTAGTGTGTCGCCGAAGCGGTCTTACTGATTCAATTAATAATAAAGAAAGGAGAAATATGCCAGAAGAAAAAGAGAGTATTCTGAAGCGAATACAAAAGCTTTTAAAGATGTCAGAAGAAAATGGTGCATCAGAGAACGAAGCCATGCTTGCTGCTAATAAAGCTCAACAATTGCTTTCGGAACATAATCTATCTATGTCTGATATAAAAGATGATACAGAAGTAGAACCAATTGATAAAGAATCAGTTGATGTCGCAAGAGATAATTGGCGTGGTTGGATTCAATCAGCTACTGCTAAATTATACTTTTGTCAAATGTATACTTCGTCAGGTATAGATGCTAATTATCGTAGAGTGAAAAAAGCTACTTTTGTTGGAAGAAAATCCAATAGAATAGTAGCTAAATCAATGTGCGATTACTTTATAAGTACAGTTGTAAGACTAGCAGAGAATGAGTTTAAAACTGTACCTGGTAGTAAGTCAGCTATTAATCGAATGAAACAAGCTTTTAAGTTAGGTTGCGCAAGTCGTCTATCTAAAAGATTGAAAGATAGATTTGAAGAAATAGCTCCACCTTATGAAGGTATAAAAAATCCAGATGGATTACCAATGCTTTATAAGAATGAACAGAAGGCTCTTTCGGAGTGGCTCGTTAGTCAAGGTGTTCGTATTGTATCGAAAAAAAGCAGTATGAATATAAGAGATAGAGCCGCTTATCATAACGGTAAAGCCGCAGGAGGTGGTATTGGTCTAAATACTCAAGTAAATGCTCAAACAAAAAGTAGAATGCTTGGGAGATAAATGTTATAATGGGGTCAGAAGATTGGCCCCATGAAACTAACTGAAATTAAATACAAAAATACAACAACAAAAGTCATCTTTAAAAAGATAGATGACTATGCTTTATATACTTACAATACTAATACCTTAATTATTAGAAAAGGACTTACTAAACAAATGTTAGGTAAGACTTTATTTCATGAAATTTTTCATATTATAATGGCTTTAAATGATTTTCAAGTAGGCCCGCATGGTGAAGAAAAAGTAGCAACTTTAACAGAACAATATTATACTGTTTTAAAAAGTAATCCTATTTTAAAAAATTTAATAGTGAGGTGTTTAAAAGATAAATGAAATTTATATTAAGTATGATAATATGTAGTTCAGTATATAATAGCTGTTTACCTCCTCATAATATGCCCGAAGTATATAACTCTCATTATGAATGTATGATTTCTGGATATAAGGAATCTATTAAAAAAGCTGAAGAGATAGGAGCAGAAGAAGTTAATAAATATGGAACTATTATTAAATTTATGTGTATAGATGAAACTCTTATTCTTCCTAAACCTAAACCTGTACAAGAACATGTTTAAAGAAGCTCATCATCATTTAATGACAGAGTTAATGAGTTTACCTACAAAAAATTATTGGGTGAAATTTATATATACAAATAAATTAAATCCTGAAAAAAAATTACTATTAGAATTTCCACAATATGATAGTGAACCTTATTTTCCTAGAGTAAATAGGTTCTATGAATTTTGTATAAAGAAAATGAAAATGTTTAATTTTTTAGATTATGAAGTAATTGAATATAAGAATGAAATTCCTCGTTATCAAGTAGATTTAGAGAAAGAGTATACAATCCATTAAAATAGTGTGACGTAGGACGCTTTAGAGCGCAGGTTTTAGTCTTTTAGATAGTAAGTATCGTTGATTTTTTTCTTGTTTTTATGGATTATTTTTTATTTTAAAAATTATATATTAAGTAAAAAATAGAAAGGAAAAATATGTCGAAAGAAAAATTAAGTACAATAATTAAAAAAGTTAATAAAGAAAACGAGCCACCTGGTGGCTGGAAGAAAGAAGATAAAATTATGTCTGATAAAGAAGTTGCAGCATCTGTTGATTTAGAAACTTCTGATTTTAGCGATGACGGTTCTGATATAGATGAATTAAGAGATATATTGGACGGTAGAGAATGAATCACTTATTAATTAAAAGAAGTGATTTAATTTATTCTAATACAATAGCGAGAGCCAATAATTGGCCTAGACATTTTAAAGAACATAACTTTGAAGATATTAAAAAATTCGATAAGAGGCAAGAGTGGCCGATTCATTTCTCGATTAAGATGAGAAAAGATTGTTGGCGTATTCTTTTCGAACATGCAAATGGAGAGTTATATCAATTAGATATACCTAACTCTATTTATGAAAAACTAACTTTAAAAATAGAGGAGGAGGTAAAACCGATTGTCTATAATTAAACATGTAGTAATATTAAAGACTGGATTCCATTTTAGTTTTATGCATGCTACACCAGTAGATTGGGAGCATGTAAGAGCTATAATTAATGACAAGACTGTGGAAGTAGCACAAGCTAGATGGGATGGAGAAAACTACGAAATGCTTTGTGACGAAAACGCATTAAGTAAAAATAATGTTCAATTAAATCAAAAAGCAACGATGGCATATAGAAGTTATTGGCACTGGTATAATCAAGAAGTACCAGATGATGCTCGTAGTGAAATTGATATAAATAGGAGAAATATATGGGGAAATGTAATTTTAATTAAACAACCCTATTTAAATAAATAGAAAGGTATAAAAATGGAAGTATTAATTATATTATTACTCTTAGGAGCGATATAATATGAATAACAAAGATGTAATTAAAGCCATAAGACTATGTGGAACTCCAATGAAACCTAAAAAATTTTGGAGTAAACCTAAACTTTCTAAAGAAGAAAGACAAGCTAAAGCTAATGAGTGTATACACTTTATGACTGGTATTCCTAACTCTAAAGAAGGTTGGGAATTCATTAAGTTAATGAAGAAGTATCTACATAAAGGAAGATATAGTATAAGACTAAAGGGTCGTGGATCAAGAAAGATATATGGAAATCAAAGTTATATTCCATTACCACACGCTGAACATTACTCTATATACATAGATCAAAAGATAAAAGATAGAAATAATCCACAATTTTTCTACGAAAAAGAATGGAAAAAAGATAGTGAGTTAAGACGGATTGTAGGAGATATAAACGAATTATTAAAATGAAATATATTTTGATATTTTTTCTACTTGTGAGTTGTGTTAAAGATTATGATTTAAATCCCTATACTACTGTTATTAAACACTTAATTACTGGAGAATATTATTATGAAAATGGTACTTTACCTTATAATCATTCTAAACAACGGTAATGATTATAAGTTACATAAAATTACAAGTAACGAAATATTAAGTTGTAGTAAATGGATAGAAAAAAATATAATATATAAATATACAGAAAAACACGGCTATACTTCAAAATATAAAGATACATATATAGCTGGATATATCTGTAAGAAAGGAGAACTATGACTAGCATAATAATAACTATGTTAATAACTACCGGTGTCTTATTTATATGTGGCGGTATTGGACTATACATATTTGTAGATTGGTTAGAAAATGCTGAAGAGAAATAAATGACTCAAAAAATAAAAGTAACTGCTGAGATGGAGATAGAAGATGATATGGCTATTGATGGCTTATCAATGGATACAAGTCTAGGTTTATTAGGAACTATTAAATCTTATAATGTAGATTATGAAAGAAATTCTGATGGAAGTTTTAAGTTAGAACCTAAACTTACTTATGATCAAGTAAAGGAAAAGTATTTTCTTAAAGGTTTATATATTGATACTATTAGAACTCAAATTATATCTGCTTTTATGACTCAAGAAAGTGATAAATTTCATGACTTTGCTGTTGAAGCGATAGATGAAGCTGTATTAAAACAAGAATTTGTAGAAATACCAGAGCAAGATCACGAGTTGGTTACTGAAATACTTAATGACGAATATTATACGGAAGTATTAGCAAAGAAAGAGTTGAAAGATAAACATGGCATTGAATAAGAAAACATCTCTAAAGACTTCATTAAAGTTTAATAAAGTGATAGAAAGAATACATGAATTAAAATTGGAGTTTATTCATAATAAATTTCCAGATGCTTTGTACTCTAAAATAAATGATATAGATGTAAGAGTAAAAGGACTCTTTGAGATACATAAAAATCAAAAATGACAGTAAATTATGGAATATTACTTTGTTTTATAGGATTAATAATTACTATAATTGGATTATATATAGCTTATGAAATAGGAAGTAGACCTTCTAAAAAAGAAAATAAATCTTCAGTTTTATTCGATTTCCTAAATTAAGCTCATTCGCTTTGTCGATTAAAATTTTTTAAGCTCACGTTCCTGAGCGACCTTTATTAGATAAATACACTTTACAAACACGATAAAGTATGCTAACCCTTCTTTAAATGTTGGTGTATTTTCAGTTCAGGCGTTACGGTTATTACGCAAAGGGACTTATCGAAGCTGACAATTTAGATGTAGCTGAGAAGGCTCTCTGGTCTGAGCATGTTGGAACATTTCGTTGGGAACCACAATTAAATTATATTCCTGATGATGCAAATTCACTAACTATAGAGGAGTACAAATATGAGCCTAGCTCTGATGGAAAAACTGAACCAGAAGCGAAGCCTGGAGGCGAAATGGGCAAGTGAATTTATAGCTAATGGAGCAGTTACTGTTGAAATGGTTAATATCTCTAAAGAGGTAAAGAAACTAGAACAGGAAATAAAAGAAGATAGCGAAAAATAACCATAGTTCGCTGTACATTATTGAGTAATTAAAATACCATAGTAATATGGCTAAAGTACCTATCTCACGTTTAAATTCTGCACCTGAAAAGTATGTACAAAACGATTTTAACCAATTAATTGAAGATTTACAAGATATGGTTAAGATTTTAAATTCTACTTACCCTAAAGATCAAAACGATGAACAAGATAGAAAGGAGTTTTTTTTAAGTGGCTAATATATATAAAAATGAAATGTTTGCTCTATCTAATACTGGAGCTAATTTAATTTATACAGTCCCTTCTGATACACGTGCTATTGTTAAAACTTTACAAACTACAAATGATGGAGCTAATACTGTTGTAACAGTTAGTGCTAATAATACGATCACGAGTTATAAAGCAGCGATTGAAGATGTATTGACTAATACTGCAGTAAACATGTTGAAAGGACCTTTGATCCTAGAGGAATCCCAAACACTTTCAATGAGTGCAGGAACTGCTAATGTTATTTCTGGAGTTCTATCTGTGCTAGAAATAAATAGGAACGAGCAATAACGATACTTGTATTAGATATAAATATATAATATAAAAGAATATTTTTAATCTAATTATAAGGAAATTCAAATGTTATTCTGGTTTTTTAAACTCCCTATTATCTTATGTGTACTCATTTTTTTATTTATCATTCTTACTATATAGGAAATATTTTTGAAAAAAATAAAATGAAAAAATATAAAAAGAGCCAATACCAATACCTTTTCGACTACTATTCAATTATACCAATGATAATAACTGGTATTGGAGCTTATTTTATGCCAATACCGCCAATACCCGAGGCTGCCGCAAGAACTTAATTTTAATGTTTATTGTTTAATTTTATTGTATATATAGTATATTCAGCAAGTTAAAGTTAATATAATAAATAAAAAAAAGAAAGGAGAAATATGTCTATCAATTTAGCTGTTAAGCCAAAGGTAACACCTAAGACTAAAAAGTCTGAAGTAGTGAAACCTAAAGCAAAAGTTAAAGCTATGGATCCGAAGACTTTTAAAGGAACTTATAAGTATGACAGAGATGCTAAAATTCAACTCTGTGTACCTAAAAATCCTAAAAGAGAAGGATCAGGTGGCTGGAGAAGATTTAACTTATACAAAAATGGCATGAAGATTAGAGAATTCCTTTCAGCAGGGGGAAAAACAATTGACTTAGATTGGGATAGAGAAAGAGGCTTTATCGCAGTAGAAGTTATTGATGCTTCGGGTGCTGGAGGAAAATCTGAAAAATCTACATATACATTAAAAAGTTAAACTTGTTTTATAGTGATAATTTTTAAATTATTATTATAATAGTAGTAGCCACAGACTTCGTTAAAATCTCTGTGGCTATTATAGGTAGATACTGATCACGCCAGTATAAAACCCTAGAGGAGTTCTGCCAGGTATCTACTGATAACCGAAAGGAAAGAGTTGTGCTACCTGTAAAACAGAAACTAGCACAACTCAGAAAGGAGAAATATGATTGAACTACTAAATTTATTTACAATTATTGCAAGTATAATAGTTTGTTATATATTTATAGCGAGACCATGAGCACTAGAGCATGTTATACATTTAAAGACAAAGAAGGTGCATATAGTGTTTATTATCATTATGATGGATATCCTTTAAATGCTTTACAAATGATTAGTAAAGCCAAAGAGGCAGCTTGGGAATTTCCACGATTTGAAGCTGACGAATTTGCTGCAGCTTTTTGTTGCATTGCCAAAGATGGAAAACGTGGCGGAGCAAGGTTAACCGAAGGACCACATAGACATGGTGATTTAGCATATCGTTATGATATTTGGTTTGATAAAAATAATCTTATGGTAACAATCTGGCAAGTAGATTTTCATAATGAAAAACGAATAGATACAGGTAATATAAATGAGATGTTATCTAAATATGTTGCAAGAAAAGAATAATATTGTTTAACTTGATTTTTACTCTTATATTTTTAAATTAAGTTAAATTAATAAAAAGGAGAAAGTTATGGATATAGATAAACTTAAGGAGTTATTTAAGGATATTAAATATCAAACTGATTACATGTCCGGGAGTTGGGGAGATACTTCAATGTTATCTCGTATGGCTCGTGAAGATGGCATAAGTCCTTGGAAAATAGAACAAGCTATTGATAAATTCTGTAAAGAGAATAATATCAATCTTGACGAAAAGACTTGTGTTATATGTAATAAACTTTTTACTGAGTTTGGGGCTAACCCACAACCAGTAAAAGAGAGTGGAGTATGTTGTAAAAAATGTGATAACGAAGTCGTGATACCGGCTAGAATGGAGGGCTTAAATGCCAAAAAATAGTGTCTCTGATGTTGTAGCTTTATCTTGGTTACAACGAGAAGAAAGAAGAAACGAAGAAGGGAGTGTTACAGATAAAGAGTTGAAAAAGTATATTGATGACTTTAGAGAAAACACTCTTGTTGTAAAAGCAGATTATAACGAAAAACCACAAGACTTGAGGAAGTATAATATTCAAGTTATAACTAATCGGGCTATGTATAGAGGCTATGATGTCTACTTTACTACTGAAGGTTTCGATATAATACTTGCTGATGCTCTTATCCATAGAGAGAAAAATGATAGCGATCATGCTGGAAAGAAATATAAAGCTATGGAGCATATAGATAATATGCATAGAGAGTTACAAAAGCAAATAAATACTAACATTCAAAGAGTAGACGCACAAGTCAAAATAAAACGATAGTTGTTTAATATTGTTCTTCTTTCTATAATTTATAATTATAAATAAATATAGAAAGGAGAACTAAATGTATAAATTAAATTATCTTGAAAGATTAGAAAATAATAACAATCATATTGGATATATTTTATCATTAGAAATGGGACCAACACATTGGTTTTTGTTAGATTTAAAGTTTGACATAAGGTCAGTATTAAACCCATATGCTAACGATGGAACAGATTATACTAATAAAAAGGTTGATTCTATTCCATTATTTAAAAAACCATTTCAAAATATATTTTCAGATAAATCTATTAATTTCCTAGAAGATTATTCAGAATATTATGCTGATGAATGGTATCAATATAACATTGGCAATACAAAAGATTACGAGTACCACGATGAAAGTGTTAAAGAGATATTTAAAAGTGTAGCAAATACTTTTTAATCTTTAATTTACATTGTTGAAATAATCGCTATATTAGGATAAATATGGCGATAACTATTGACCAAATACATCAAACTAATGAGGCAACCTTATCCCACATGGAAAAAGCTTTCTGTGAGGGTATAGCTAGTGGAAAAGGTAAGAGACAAGCGGCTGTTGACGCAGGTTATTCTGAAACTTCAGCTCATGTACAAGCTGCCCGCAACTTAAAGAAGGATAAGATTATCCAATACATCGATAGATTGCGGGTTGATGCTAGGCGCTTAACAAGTGAGTCTGTGTCAAAAGAGGTTGAGAAGCTTGACAAAGTGTATGCTGATGCTTGTGGCAAGAAGCAGTATTCAGCAGCAGTCAATGCGATAAGGTTGAAGTCGCAGTTGTTAGGGTTTTTGATTGAGAAGAAAGAAGTACAACACTCAACACTTGATGCTATGAACGATGATGAGATGTCCACATACCTAGACAAGATTGCAAAGGACCACAACATTCAGTAGCAAGCAACCCGGCCTTGTTGAAGGCTGTTGAAAGTGGCTTGTTGAAATGTGCTTGAGCCCGAGTGATCAGCACGGATCCTAGGATCAAGACGGATCAGCAGGGATCAGGAAAAATAAAAAAAAATGAATGATTGAAAAAGCTCTATCCTATCATTACGATAAAATAATCAAATAGTAAAAAAAAAGTTTCTAATTGATATTAAATAAATATTAATAAATAAATTAAATTAATTAAAGAAAGTAAAATTATGATTATATACTATTTTAGGAAATTAATATTAACTATGTTTTTAATATTATTATATGCTTATATTTCTATTTAAACTTACAATAGAATAACAAAAACACAATAAGAACGAAACGAGAACAAAACGAGTCCGTCCATAATATAACTCAACCGATTTTTTTTCTTTTAATTTCTTTTAAAATAAAATAATATTCTAATAACTTTTTAAATTAAATTAATAAATAAATTATTATCTTT